AGTAGCGGATAGCTCGGGCCAAGTTATCAACGTAATGATAAGTACCAGTGTCGCCCTGCTTTTCGCGGGCCAAAATCGCTTTGCCAGACCGCTCATTACTGGTGGCTCCGAGGCTTGAGTCATACTGCCCAGTGGTCGATTTGATGTCGTCGGAGGCCCCGGCTTTAGCCTGTAGCAGGCCGCTGGACGCCATCGGGGGCTGCGCGCGTGCTGGTAGCGGCAAAACAGAGCCCTGACCGTCGGTTACGTCGGGGTTGACCTCCAAATACGGCCAGTTGGTCGTGTTGGCGGTCTTCCACTGGCTTTCATAGCCCTCAAACTGCCCGCCGTAGCCGATAAATGGCGCTTTTGGCGCCAACGCAAGCATTTCGGCCTCTTGACTGACCCAGTAGTTGTACATGCGCTGGGCATCTTTGGCGTTTCGGACGATACCGGACACAAAAACGCGCCCATCGACCTCAAATTCGTTGCCAATGACCCGAATGACCGGTATCCACTTGCCCGCCCACTCGCGTTCTTCAAGGATTTCGTACCCATTGATGCGGCACCACTTGATTTTGCGGCGGTTGACCTTGCGGGTCTTGAGCGGTTTGAGCCCCATTGCCTTCATTTGCTTCGCGTCGGGCGAATCGTCAAACACAGCGATGTTGTTGGGGTACAAATTGAGCGTCACCGGCTCATATTCGGCGTAGAAGTACTCCGCGATGCGAACCGTATCTTCGTTAATCCACTGGCTGAGCGACTGGTCGCCAACGCCCTGCTGTTCCAAGCTGGCAATCAGGCTAGCGTCGGGGTAGCGGCGTTCAAATTCTTCTTTGAGGATGTCTTCGGTGATGAAGCACCACTCCGCATCCGCCCCGCAGGGGTCTTGGATGGTCGGGTCCATGTATACCGAGAACGAATTACGCACCCGGCCAATCTTGATGTCTTGGTCGAAGGTGTCGTCGTCGCAATACTCGGTCAGGATGCGTAGGTAGCCTTCGCCATACGTCACCTGGTTCTCGCACGCGGTGTCGTAGGCCACATCGGCGTCGCTGATGTACTCGATGTGCCGGACCAGCCCGTCAAATATCTCCGCAACCTCAACGTCCGCTTTGTCGTCGGCGGGGATGACCTTTCCCGAGGGCCGGTTCTGCCTTTGGTCGTTAGTGACCTGCTTTACATGCTGCGGCAGCTTGTTAATGGTCAGACAGGGGCGCGCATTGATGGTCTGCCCTTGAACCGACCCTCGGGTCGCCAGTACGTCCGCCGGCCACTGCCACTGGTTGTCAGGGCTACCGGCGGCAAACCGTAAGTCATCTATCTCGTCTTCGCGCGATTCGGAGTACGCCGCAATCGCCATCGTCATGCGATGGCGCGCGGTCGCTAGCGTGTTGGCGTCGTCTTTACCAGACTTAATGCCACTGTTAGCGACCGACTGTACGGCGTTGTAGTCAGCCATACTATTTCTTTTTTGCGGTCTTGGCCGACTGCTTGAACGCCTTGGCGGTCGGCGCCCCTTCCGCCCCAGGCTTACGCATCTTTTCGCCGCTGCCGGCTTTGATGCGGTCACGTTTGGCGTTGATGTTCGCGTAGAGTCCAGCTTTGCTCATGGGCATTTCCACCTTTTAAGCGACGCTTTGGCGCGTTCGCCATCTTTGGCCTTAGCCGCTACCGCACCCATCCGCGCGCAAAAGGACGCTTTGCGCCCTTTGTCCGCATCGGTCTTAGGGCTCGGCGCTGGCGCCTTCAGGTTGCTGCCGGTTTCGCGGTTGTACTTCTCCCGCCCTTTGGCCGTCAGTCCGGCACCTTTGCTGGCCGGCAGTTTTTCGCCTCGGCCTACGCTAAGCGATACTGACTTACCCATGTTAAGCGCAGTGAATCAACGCGAAGTTAATAACGATTGCTTCCGACAGCGACCCACCCGAAATGTTTCGCAGCGTGATGCTTACCGAACCCGCAGCCAGCGAGTTGGCAAACACATTGTACGAACCGGGCGTTGTTTGACCACCAGAGATAGTCAAAATCACGGTGTCGTTGGCGCTGATAAGATTGTTGTTCAGCGTGAACGTGGCGTTGGTGGCAGTTGCCAGCGATGCGTTGTTCATTGTAATTACACCGGCGGACTTGTTCAGCGTCACGGCAGTGGACTTGCTGGTCGCCTGCGTCACGGTGCCCTGCGCGTTGGCGGTGTAGCCCAGCTCGCGGTCGGTCAGGATGCGCTCGGCACCAACAATTTCCTGATCTAAATACGCAACGCCAATCGGTATCGTATTGCTGCTCATTTCCTACGCTCCCATCCAAGAGTTTAAGACGCCACCCGCACCTTGCGAGGTGAGCCGTCGGGGTTTCTCAACATACTCCCGGTGCGCTACCGGAAAGGCAAACGTCACCGCCAACGCATCCGCAGCGTCTGGCGATGCCAGGCCCCGCGCCTTCATGTCCTTCTTCGACTCCAACTGGATGACTCCACTGGACGTCGGCTTAATCATCACGCCGGTCAAGTCGGACTTGAACCGCCGGTCGTCGGGGATGCTAGCAGACTTCAACCAGTCTTTCATAGCCCCCCACAGTTCCGCCCGCTTGTTGTAGTACATGATGCCGTTCTTCGCCTTCCAGCCGAAGTTGACGCCCTTCACCACCTTGTACCGCTGCTCATGCAGCCGGTCCATGATGCCGTACCCCAAGCCCCCTTCGTCGATGACCGCCAGCACCGGCTTAAACTCCTCGATGGCGTCTATCACGCGCCCCACTATCGCCATCGTGTCCTCGCCGTTGTAGCGCTTGATGGCCTTGATGTCGCGCCCCTGCCGCACCACGATGACCGTCGAGTCCGCCCCGCCGCGCGCTGGGTCGATGCCTAAGATAACCGGCGCCGTCTCGTCCTTATAGCGTGGCCGCGCCATCGCATCGTCCACCAGCTGCGGCGGGATGAACTGGTCGTCGCCCTCGCTCGGAAACTCACCATAGACCTCTATGCGCGCCTGGGGCGAGTCTGACCCGTACTCGGCGATAATCTGCTCGTACACCTGCTTGTCGGTGTCCTCTACCGTGCGGGCGTCCACCTGCTTGGTCTGCCAGAAGTCCCGCTTGGCGTTGAAGCACTCGAAGAAGTACCCACTGTTGCGGCGCGGGTTACTGAACGCCATCCAGTAGCGGTCCAAGATGTTCTCGGTGAAGATCCCCGACCCGACCGACCAGATGCCGTCAGGTATGCCCGACGCCTCGTCGAATATCAGCATCATGCCATCGTGGTTGTGCACGCCCGCGTAGGAGTCAGGGTTCTCCTCACTCCACAGCTTCCCTTCTGCGGCCCAGTAGCGCGTGCCCTTTTTGAGGTCGCGCTCCACGATGTCTGTTAGCCACGTCGCCGGCACCAGCTTGGTGGCGCTCACTTCCCACCAGTGGGCGTTGATGAGCATCGCCGCCCATTTGGACAGTTCGCCCCAAGTGACCGACCTCAACTGCGCCTCGGAGTTAGCGCTCACTACCACGCTGGACCCTATCCGGGTGCTTAGCATCCACAGGATGAGCCAACTGACCAAGGCTGACTTACCTATCCCGCGCCCGGACGCCACCGCAGCCCGCAGCGTGTCCATGCTGGGCTGACCCCGGTTGCGCTTAATGTGGTCCTTAATCTGTCGGAGCGTGTCGCGTTGCCACTGTCGCGGACCTTTGAAGTGCGCCAGCGGCGTGTTGGGCTGCCCCCACGGAAACGCAAACAGCACGAACGCTTCGGGGTCGTCGGCGACCGCCGGGGACCACAGCCGGGTCATGAGCGTCTGCTCTTCGTCGGCGCTGTAGATGGGCTTTTGCATCAGTCCTCGTCCGGCGCGTCGCGCTCTTCATATGCGTCTGGGTCGAACGGGCGCACGAACAGCGGCGTATGCGGCCCAACGAACGCGCAGACGATGTTGAACTCCATCCAGTCTACCGCGTCGTCGTAGTCCATCTTGTCGCGGTGGACCAAGATACGCACGATGGCTTCGGTGTCGTACACCACTACATCATACGGCTGTCCGTCGCGAGTGACCTCGGTCACGCCGAGGATGGCGTCGTCTAGCCCGTCAGCTTTAACCAGCATGGATGACCCTCGCTTCGCCGTCGATGACGCGCGCCTGCGCCTGCGCCAGCGCGTCGGTAATAGAGATTTGCTGGGCGACCTCCACTTGGACGTGCGACTTCGCCACCCAGTCGTGTTTGTGTTTCAGAATTTCCAGCGCCACCTTGGTATCGCCCGCCAGCGCCGCAGTGTGCAGAACGTCAGAAAGTTGGCGTTCGGCGTCTGCTTTGCCTTTGGCTACGGCCAACTCCACCAGCGGGTCCGCTGACGCCAGCCGCCGGTATTCCGCAGGCAGCAGTCCAGCGGCCAGCGCCAGCGAGTCTCCTTTGAGCCCTTTGTGCGCGGCAGCGTACAGCGCCTCCAGGTTGCGCTCGGTCGCGGTGATGTCGCGAATTGTCAGTGGTAACGCACGAATAGTCATGCTGGGTAGCCTACTGCCGTAACGGGGTCTTTTGCAAGGGGTGTGTTGCTGTAGAACTGCTGGCAGTTCTACAGCAAATTATTTTTAATGTCAACTGTTAAGAGATGGCTGTGTGCAAAAAAAATTTTGTGTGGCACCTACTGTAACTGTGACCGGCTGGCTAGGGCCCTACCCGGCGGCCCTCGCTCGCACGCTCCGCACACAGCCATCAAGGCATGGCCTAGCCTACGGCATAGGCCCAGCACGCACGGTAAAGCGCTGTGGCGCGCGCTAGTAGGCGCAGTGCTAGTACCCTAGCACTATGACACCTGGAGGCTTGTAGCGCATTGTAGGCGGGCAGGCGGGCAGGCGGGCAGACGGGCAGACGGGCAGACGGGCAGACGGGCAGACGGGCAGACGGGCAGACGGGCAGACGGGCAGGCGGGCAGGGGGGCAGGGGGGCAGACGGGCAGATGGGCAGAGGGG